GGACGACACACCTAGCAGCAATACGCCTGTCACCATCAAACACTGTGATGATCTCGAAGTCACCACTGGCATAGACTTCTGCGGGGTGGCACTCGAGATGCTCAAAGTCATACCGCATACAGCTGGAGGCAGAGGACTTGCGAGTCCATGTAGTATCAATGTTCTCCATGGGTGCTTGCGCACCACTATAAGCTAGGTTGAATTCTTCACGTTCCTTTGATACAGACAGTGTTAAGTCACGCTTGGCGAAACTGTTTAAGAAACTGTCAACAAACATGATGACTTGCTTGTGATCAACCTCAGGAAACATGGCGGTGAACGCACGGCCCGGCTTCATTGCAGTCTGCCTATCTTGGATACGCATACCTAAGTCTTTGTAGATACTGATCTTGCCGGGGTACTGCTTGGATACCATAGGTGCAAAGGCACGTAACCTACGGTCGAAGTCAAACAGTTTGGGATCAGCCATACCAAACACACTATGGTTCACAATGTAGTTTACAATCCAACTAAACAGCTTGGCATCTGACGGGCCACCGATAGGTATCTCTGACCATGAACCCCAAGATTTAATAACGGGATCAAGCTCGGACTCATCAACAGTCAACACCTTCTTGACGACAAACCCATCTGCATCTGGTTGATGTAGCCAGTACCTCTTGCCGTTGTCTAGTGTAACAAAACCACCCACTAGGTTTTTGTATCTGTCACTGGTAACAACTGGGCCTGCTTCACCGTTTTGTTCTACATCATATGTTTTGAAAGGGGTCACATACTCTGCAAGATTGAAATCGGGTGACACATTTACTGCCACTAAAGAATATTTCATTTCATCTACTCCAAAAAGAAAAGCCCCACACAGTTAAGCATGGGGCAACTAATTAGGCATCCATGATACCTACTTTGTGTTCAGTTACAGTGACTGTCTTGAAGGTGTCACCTACCTTTAACTTAGAACGAATCTTACCAAACTCAGTGGCAGACATCACCTTACCATTCATGATGTACCCACCACGCTTGACCACAAGGTTCAGCTTACCTTTCGGCAGCTTCTTGGGAGCAACCGCACGAGTCGGGTCAGGGTTACGTGCAGCAGACTTAGGCAAGAACCCCAGACGTTTGTAGTGGTGCGAAAGGGAAGTACTATCCATGTCAAGATCGAAGTGCTCCAAGGTTACAGATGCAGTGTGATTGCTGTAATACTTGCAGATTTCCATCCACTTTGTATCGGAAAGATTGTAACGATTTCCACGAGTTGCTTTTGTAGTATTGGCCATGATTTTATCTCCTCAGATAAATTGTTAGATACCCCAATGGTATCACGCTACACACCCTCAAGTGTGCAGGCTGATACTATTGCATTGACACTCCATATATGTAACCCCAGTAAAAGAACAGTGATGACGACAGGACAAAACCTATCGCCACATTCCACATGACATACCTTTGCTGTCGCTTGCGTCTATTCATTACATGATACCCCTTTTCCTATTAGTTTCTATTGATATTTCCAAAGCCATAGAGATAGCTTCACTTGTCACATCATAATCGGCAGTGATGAATCCACCCTCAAGTTCAGCATCAGTATGCCCAAAGTCAGCATCAGCCTCCACGAGCTTCGTCACGCAGTCACGCATGTCTTTACCTTTGACATACACACGCTCTGCACCATATTCAACTTCGTACCACCCGCAGATAACGTATCGTTCATCAACAGGATTTAGCCGCATTTGTGATAGGTCTTTTACAATGTTCATATCTCTTTCCTTTCCCTGTTAGATATGCACAAGAAAACACCCCACGCTTTCACATGAGGTGCTCATCTACTGTATATCTTTTGTGGTATTTATGCTGCAACTTTCAAACCTGTGCGCTGGGCCTGCAGTGCTGCAATCATCGCTTCTAACTGGTCAGGCTGTGCCTTCAGATTACGTTCAGCCCATGCAGTTGCGTCAAATTCTTTGACAGGCTTCTCAGGCTTAGGGAAAGCCTCATCGAAGGCGGTCGAACGTAGGCCACAGTTAGACGCAGCGAGCATAGAAACCTTCTCCAAGCCCTCAAGATTGAGGCCACCATTCTCACCCACCTTCACACCGGGCTTGCCGTCTTTGAATGTAAACTTCACATCGGACAATGCGACAGCCAAGATACGCTTGAGAGGTGCAGAGAATTGCTTGAGGGAATACCCCTGTTCGATTTTGTACCCACCATATTTTTTGCCATTCGTAAAGGCAATCAGCGCATACATCGGTAGATTGTTTTTCTCACCGAATTGCTCAAGCGCATACTGCACCGCCTTAAAGAAACCATATTCTGCACCCCGTGCATTCGATACCCAATTTTTCACATGATCAGTCATGGCTAAAACTCCTCTATTGCCAATCAACAAAACACACCACACCATGCGATGTGCTTTGCATGTTGGCACATGCAGTCCCTCACTAGATACAATTCCCCTTGATAAATCTAAGGGGTAGCTTTCGCAGGACACACCAACTCGCACATGGACTGCCACCTATATGATGGGCGCATGTGTTTTGATGTTTATATCTGAATTTGTCGGGCCGCTTTTTGTTTGAAAGTTGTCACCCACGGGAACGATACCGAACCCGCTCGCAATATTACTAGGCCATGGTCATCATTGCGTGATTATATCCATAATCGGGATTGTCAGACCCTAGGTATCGCATGGCGCTTTATTCAATTGTCAAATAACGTGGGACACTGCCCTAGGCTGAACCGGGTCTGATTGGTCACCGAAGCGCTGCTCAAATCCGATAACCGGCATAGATCAGCAATTCGATAGGCAGTCAACACCCGGTAAATAGTTGATTTTATTAGATAATATTTTTAAAACCCTTCTAAGTATCTGTTTTTATTCGACAATAAAAGATTAAATTAAATTAGCTAATAGTTTCAGTGGGTTAGCTTGTAACCTGTTGTTTTCATTAGATAATAAAAATGCAATTAATTCTGATTAATATTGATTATCTAATGTTTTCAATAGCTTAGGTAGTTTGTTGCGAGTGGTTCGCAAGTAAATGGCTGAACCGGGAGAAACAGTAGAACAAAACGAGAACGTATTATCTATTATATAGTATATACCCGGTGAAAAGAACAAAGGGAGAACAAAGGTAGGGCGGAAAGAGAACAGCAGATTTTATGGGGTAGGATACCGGAAAAACCATTTGGGCAATGAGAGAGGCTAAAATCAGGCTCTACGGCGATATTCCCGGTTTGTTCACGATATTGTGGCAGGATTGTGGCGGTGTGCCTTATTGTTGCCACAAGATTGGTCGAGTAGAACAAAAGGAGAACAGGGGGATAGGTCAGTATAGTTGACCTAGTGGGGTCTGGTGTTCTACTTCCAACTTGCGAACGATTATCATTTGCAATAATCCAGAACAAATCGAGAACAACTGCCCGGATGCAATGATCTATTGTATAAATTATCCAATGATATCAGTAACTTAGCTATGGAAACTTCCGCTTTCCTGCGGTATGTCAGTAGTGCTGACCTATCTACTACCCCGGTATGGGCCACCCGGCCACCGCCCGTATGCGTATACCCACAATGACAGCGGGGGGTATTTTAAGATCTGTTAACTACTTATAAATACAAGCATATACTGCGGCATTTTGTCCCTAAACCCTATTTTATAGCTTTTATCTACTAATAAATAGTGTTATAGTGTTACATATAGTGTAAGACCCGTAGAATCACGGTAGTATCCCCCGGGTATGTCGCCCTATAAAAGAACTTTACCCCCATTCAGACGGCCTCTCCGTAGCTCTCACGCTATCCTGGGGTAGAATCGGGGGTGTTACTAGAGATACGACAGATGTGGGCTACTACTGGTCAATAAAAGTAATATTTATTTTTAGCTACCCCTTGACAGCCGGGCAAAACGTACTATATAATATACTTAAGTATATACTAGAGTAGATTACTTAAGTAATACCTAATTATTATTACTTTAATATATTGTATAAATACATACTAGAGTATATACTTTAGTATATACTAAAGTACAATCTGGATGTACGAATTTTTCTTTGTCGTCCCCTTTTAGGGTTGACGTTGTAGTATTAAAAGGTATAACTACTCATGTCAAAACCAAAAATGTTTGCTTCAGATTCTGTCTTAGAAGAGTTTTACTTAGCTCTTGCAGGTAAAGATGAAGCTAGGCTGCGTAGAGTACACATACCAAGGTCAGATGTATTCTATGTAAGGGAAAAGATATACCAAGATACTGGAATTAAGTACACTCTTGATCATGTAGAAAGAGCTATGTACTTAGAAGGTATGTTGGAACGAAAAGATGTGCTAGACCCTGCACGAAAGAGAGAGTACGGATGACGGAATTCGATAAGGCTGATTCAGATGGTAGCGGCTGTATTGATCAAGCGGAGTGGGATAAGTTAGCCCTAGATGACAGGCGCAGACGCATAGAGGACGAAGATGCCCATAGAGATCAGACTCGGAAGATGGCTTGGTTTGCACTGTGGGGAATGCTTCTGTATCCTTCAGGCGTTGTTATCACTGGCCTGATGGGTCTGGAGAATGCCTCGACTATTATTGGTAGCATGGCTTCGGTATACTTTGTGTCTGTAGCTGGTGTAGTGTCAGTATTCATGGGTGTAACTAAGCTGGTTAAGAAGCCTGTACCAGAGAGGGTAGATCAGAGATGATAGGTCAGATCATAGGCGCAGTAGGTGGACTAGCTTCTTCTTACCTAGATGGTAAGGTAGCAGTACAGAAAGCTAATGCAGAGATACGAGTCAAGCAAGCTACTGGTGAGCTTGACTGGGATATAGCTGCAATGAACAGTACCCAGAACTCTTGGAAAGATGAGTGGATTACCCTACTCTTTTCTATCCCTCTTATCCTTGCATTCTGTGGGGAGTGGGGTAACTCAATTGTACAAGCTGGGTTTACAGCATTAGAGACTATGCCTACATGGTATCAGTATTCATTAGGTGGTATTGTTAGTGCCAGCATTGGTATGAGATCAGTATCTAAATTCTTTACAGGAAAGAAATAACAATGACTTTCAAACTATCTCAACGCAGTCTTGATAAGATGGAAGGCGTAGATGAAAATCTAGTGGCCGTAGTAAAATCCGCTATTCACAACACTAAGGTGGACTTTGGTGTCATTTACGGACTCCGTACAATGGAAGAGCAGAGAAAGCTTGTAGATGCTGGTAAGTCTCAGACTATGAAGTCCAAGCACCTAGACGGTCGTGCAGTAGACCTTATGGCCTATGTAGACGGTAAAGGTTGCTGGGAGTTGAACGTATATGATGATCTCTGTGATGCAATGAAAGAGTCAGCTAAAGAACTAGGTGTAGCAATCAAGTGGGGTGCTGCATGGTCAGAGGGTGACATCCGTACATACGAAGGTACAGCTGAGGATGCTATGATGGCATACGTAGATCTCAGACGTTCTCAGGGACGTAGGCCTTTTATTGATGGCCCACACTTCGAGTTGATGTAGGAAAATACAATGGCAATACCTGAGCGAGTCAAGACTAAAATGAAAGACGCTGGCCTAAAAAAGGTCAACAAGCCACAACGTCTTAGCGATGACAGTGGTAAGTCTCATCATGTCATGGCTTCTGAAGGTGGTAAGTATAAGTATATCAAGTTTGGTGAAAAAGGTGCCTCAACTGCAGGTAAACCTAAGTCAGGCGAATCAGATAAGATGAAAAAGAAACGTGCTAGTTTTAAAGCTAGGCATGCTAAGAATATTAAAAAGGGTAAGATGTCTGCAGCTTACTGGGCTGACAAGGTTAAGTGGTAATGTGGGTAGCTATTGTATTAGCATGTAGTAATCAAATGGCTATATCTTGCCAAGTACTTGCTAATAAAAACGAGTTATTTTACAACGAGTCTCTTTGTAAAGAAGATGCATCTAAGATGGCAAACTACTTAGTTAATATAGATGTATTTGCAGTACCCATCTGTATCAAAGTAGGAGAGTCGGTATAATGAAAAAGAAGTCTACAGTAAATGCAGCCGGTAACTATACAAAACCTACCATGCGTAAGAACCTCGTCGCAGCAGTTAAGGCGGGTGGAAAAGGTGGCAAGCCCGGACAATGGTCTGCGAGAAAAGCCCAAATGGTTGCCAAGCAATACAAAGCAAAAGGCGGGGGCTACAAGTAATGAAGGCTTCTCAAAAATCGCTTAAGAATTGGACTAAAGAAAAATGGGGTACCAAGAGCGGTAAGCCTAGTGCTAAGACTGGTGAAAGGTACTTACCCAAGAAAGCAAGAGAAGCTTTGTCCTCATCAGAGTACGCAGCTACAACTGCAGCGAAAAGAAAAGGCACTGCTTCAGGTAAGCAGTTTGTAAAGCAACCTAAGAAAATTGCAGAGAAGACTGCAAAGTTCAGAGCATCAGAGGGCGGTATGGCTAGTAAAAAGAAATGTCCAGTTTGTAAGGGTAAGGGATGTTCTCACTGTGGTGGGAAAGGTTATCATACTGGTATGTATGGAGGCGGTTCAGTGAGTAAAAAAGCTTCGAATAAAGGTATGAAGGCTTTGAAAAAAGCTGCACCTAAAGTAGCTAAACGTATGGGTTACAACCATGGTGGGTCCGTTACAAATTCTAACTGTGGTGCTTCTATGGAGCCAACGCAAGGTAAGAATAAATGAACTTCTTAGACTATAAAACTGCACTAGAAGATCAAGGTTATACTGTAACAAAAGACATTATAACAACCAGACTCGGTGATGTACTTGCTGGGTTTGATCCCTATGGTAGTGTCTGGTGTGTAGACTCTAAGGTTAATGAAATACTTAACTCCGATGTTAAAGTAGAAAGAGTACGAGCACGTACTGATAAAGGTCACTTTGTAAAAGATGATCCCACAACCCCTGAAAATGAAGCTTGGGTAACCAAGAAAGTCTAAAGCAAAGGTAGAACAATGGCAGTCTCACTTACTACATACTTGAACAACCAAATTAAATCTAAAGGCTCAACACTGGCTAAAGAAAAAGCTAAGGCTGGGAAATACAAAAGTATTTCAGCTGCTAAAAAAGCTGGAGCACTTTACTATACCGATAAGAATGGTAAAGTAATGGCTGCAGTTTATGCCGAAGATCTAAAGAAAGCTCCCAAAAAAGTAGCAGCACCTAAGAAGTCTCTGCGGCCCAAAGCTAGACCTGCACCTGATCCAGACAAGATAGAAGTTAAAAGTCTTGTTAAAGGTGGCCGTGGGGACGGGAATGCCGAAGTTAGGCGTAGGAACGTCAGAGCAGTTTCTCAAAAACAAAAGAGAGCTGCTAGCACTTCTATTAGCTACGAAAAATTTAAAAACATGTCAAACGATCAAAAGAAAGCTGCAGGTCTTCCTATCTCTATGGGAAAAACTGAGGAAAGTTTTAATCGTTTTATGGCAGCTCGTAAGAAATCAAGTAAGTAGGTTTAGCTGATGTCTAACTCCTCTACAGTTAAATACGTTACAAAGTCTTTGGATGTCACATCTGTTAGTTCTTCATCTCCTGATGACTTATATGTATGCCCTAATAACTTTGTATGCTTAGTTAAGTTTTTACACTTATCTAACAGTACAACTAATAACAAGAAAATTAGTGTGTACTGGTATGAAGCTGCTACAACTACTCACCATTACATTGTAGACCACTTTGCATCTCCCGCCAATACTATGGAGGAAGTAGTGCAAGGTGGTTCTTACATTGCGTTAATGCCGGGTGACAAGTTACAATGCTTTGCTGAAACAGCAGGAACACATCATGTAACTATGTCGGGTGAAGAGCTGTATACCCCTATAGCATAGCGGGGTTGCAATCTTAGCTCTAGTGTGTTATAACTATATATGTAAAACTAGTCTCCATAGACTAATGGTAGTCTGATCAATGGAGAATACAATGTTTAAATTTGCTAGAAAAGTACTAACTTCAATTCAAGAAACTCAGCAACGCCGTGCAGATCTTTATATCCTTATGAACATGAGTAACAAAGAACTTAAGGATATTGGAATAGGCCGTTCTGAAATTAGGCAGAGGATATATGGCTCGTAACCTAACAGAAAAACAGCAGGCATTCTTGGATGCGTTGTTTGAAGAAGCTGAAGGCAACCCTGTAAAAGCTCTAAAGCTTGCAGGGTATGCCGAAGGTACGTCTTCCACTACGATAATGTCAGTACTAAAAAGCGAAGTTGCTGAAAGAACTAAAGACTTTATCGCAACCCGTGGTCCAGCTGCAGCTTGGGCCATGATGCAAGTAATGAGATCCCCCACCGACTTGGGCAACAAAGAGAAGATGGCAGCTGCAAAAGACTTTATGGATCGTGCAGGTTTTGTTAAGACCGACAAGATAGAAGTAAAATCTGAAAGTCCTTTGTTTATACTGCCTCCAAAAGAAAATGAAAACTAAAACTTGGAAACTACCTAAACCTGAAAAAGTTAATGGTGAATGGGAGTGGGTACCTTTGGTTAGGGTGGGGAGATTTCTTCCTTTTGGGTATAGACAAGACCCAGATGACTCTGATATACTGCTACCAATCCCAGAAGAGCTAGAGCTTTTTGAACAAGCTAAGAAACACTTAAGTCAGTATAGCTATCGTGAGGTAGCTGCTTGGTTAAGTGAAATTTCTGGTAGATATATATCTCATGTAGGTTTGTTTAAGAGGGTTAAGATTGAGCAAAAACGTAAGGCAGCAGCTTCAATCCAGCGCTTCTACGCCGAAAGGTACAAAGAGGCAGCAGAAAAAGCGGAAAAGCTCGAAAACAATAGACTCGGTAAAAGACGTCCCGTTGGAGAAAGTTCCAGCTAGAGCTAGGCCTGAACCTATTGATGTTGAAGCTGTGCAAAGGGAAATACTGTTTGAGCCTAATCCGGGGCCACAAACAGAGTTTCTAGCGTCTACTGAACAGGAAGTCTTGTATGGTGGGTCAGCTGGAGGTGGCAAGTCTTATGCAATGATTGCTGACCCAGTACGCTATCTGAATAATCCAAATGCTCAGATGCTGCTTGTTCGTCGTAGTACAGAAGAACTTAGGGAACTAATCTCAGTAAGTAAGCAACTATACCCAAGAGCAATACCGGGTATCAAGTTTATGGAAAGAGACAAGACTTGGGTAGCACCTAGTGGAGCTACTCTCTGGATGTCGTACCTTGATCGTGATGATGACGTTATGAGGTATCAGGGTCAAGCGTTTAACTGGATCGGGTTTGACGAACTTACCCAGTGGTCTACTCCGTATCCTTGGAACTACATGAGATCACGGCTACGTACTACTAAAGCAAGTGGACTGCCACTCTACATGAGGGCTACTACAAACCCCGGAGGGCCGGGACATCAGTGGGTTAAGAAGACTTTTATTGACCCCGGTACGCCAAGAAAACCTTTCTGGGCTACTGATCCTGAAACTGGTGAAACTATTGCTTGGCCTAAGGGTCACACAAGAGAGGGGCAACCGCTATTTAAGAGAAGGTTTATTCCAGCCACACTGTTTGACAATCCCTATCTTGCTGATGATGGCATGTACGAAGCTAACCTTTTATCACTACCTGAGCATCAAAGAAGACAACTACTTGAAGGTGACTGGGATATTAACGAAGGTGCAGCCTTCCCGGAGTTTAACAGAAAACTTCACGTAGTAGAGCCGTTCGAAATACCTCACAGCTGGCCAAGGTTTAGAGCAGCTGACTATGGCTACGGATCTTACAGTGGGATAGTCTGGATAGCAGTAGCACCTGATGAGCAACTAATTGTATATCGAGAGATGTATGTACAAAAGATTCTTGCCACAGACTTAGCTGACATGATACTTGATGTTGAGTCTGAAGAAAAGATACGGTACGGAGTTCTTGATAGTTCCTTGTGGCATAAAAGAGGAGACACTGGACCCTCACTTGCAGAGCAGATGATTGTCAAAGGTTGTCGATGGAGGCCAGCAGATAGATCTAAGGGTTCCCGTGTATCTGGTAAGAATGAAATACATAGAAGACTTCAAGTAGATGAGTTTACTGAGGAGCCTAGACTAGTTATTTTTGATACCTGTAAAAACTTAATCTCTCAACTACCATCTATACCACTGGATAAAAATAATCCAGAAGATGTAGACACCCACGCAGAAGACCACCTATACGATGCATTACGTTATGGTGTAATGACAAGACCAAGAAGTAGCTTATTTGATTATGATGTAACTAGAAGTTCTGGTTTTCAAGTAAGTGACCCAACCTTTGGCTATTAGGAAGTAACATGGAAGAAGACGAAATCTTTGAAAACGAAATGGCTATGGACTCAGCTGAATCTAGAGCTGTCGAGGACATGGATGAAGATGGTTACTCTGATCCGGTAGTTGGGACTGTTGTGTCTTTAGTTACAGACAGATACTCAAAAGCATCTAACTCAAGAGAAACTGAAGAACAACGATGGGTAAAAGCCTACCGTAACTACCGGGGTTTATACAGTTCTGATGTTCAGTTTACCTCTACAGAAAAGTCTCAAGTTTTTGTTAAGGTTACTAAAACAAAAGTACTTGCTGCATACGGACAGATTGTAGAAGTACTGTTTGGCAATACAAAGTTTCCTATTTCTATTGACCCAACTACACTGCCTGAAGGTGTTGCAGAGTCAGTAAATTTTGAAACTAATACAGACATGCAGAAAGCTAAGTCAGAGTTTTCTCCAGATGAGATGAAACTCTTACCGGGAGAAACTTCAACAGACCTTAAAGAAAGACTGGCAGGTCTAGAGAAAAAACTTTCTCCAGTTATTGCAGAACTCAAAGAAGGTCCGGGTGGCACTGCTACAGAAGTTACTGTACACCCAGCTATGATCTCAGCTAAGAAAATGGAAAAGAAAATCCATGACCAGCTAGAAGAATCTAATGCAAACAAACAGTTACGTGTGGCTGCGTTTGAATGTGCTTTGTTTGGTACAGGGGTTATGAAAGGCCCATTTGCTGTAGATAAAGAGTATCCTAATTGGTCTGACGGAGGTGAATATGAGCCGATTTATAAAACAGTTCCGCAAACATCTTCAGTCTCTGTTTGGAATTTTTATCCCGACCCAGATGCGGCTAATATGGATGAAGCTGAGTACGTGGTTGAGCGCCACAAGATGTCTCGTACCCAGCTACGCAATCTTAAGAACCGTCCTTTCTTCCGTAAAAACTCGATTGACACAGCTGTTAGCATGGGTGAATCCTATGTTAAAGAGTGGTGGGAACAGGTTATGGAAGATGATTCCCAAGAATCCAATGCAGAGCGTTTTGAGGTTCTGGAGTTCTGGGGTAACGTGGATACAGAGGTACTTGAAGGGCACGATGTAGACGTACCAGATGAACTCAAGGATATGGATCAAGTATCTGTAAACATCTGGGTTTGTAATGGTCAAGTACTACGTCTTGTAATGAACCCATTTACACCTTCTATTATTCCTTACTATTCAGTACCTTACGAAGTAAACCCGTACTCTATGTTTGGTGTAGGCCTTGCAGAGAACATGGATGATACTCAGACATTAATGAATGGCTTTATGCGTATGGCCGTTGACAATGCCGCACTGTCTGGTAATATGTTGATTGAAGTGGACGAAACTAACCTAGTACCGGGGCAAGACTTAAGTGTCTATCCGGGCAAGGTCTTTCGTCGTCAGGGGGGTGCTCCTGGTCAGGCTATCTTTGGCACCAAGTTCCCTAACGTATCTAATGAGAACATGCAAATGTTTGACAAGGCTCGTGTACTTGCAGATGAGTCTACTGGCTTTCCTTCGTTTGCTCACGGGCAGACAGGAGTATCTGGTGTAGGTAGAACAGCTTCTGGTATCTCTATGCTTATGTCTGCAGCCAATGGCAGTATTAGAAACGTAATTAAAAACGTAGATGACTATCTTCTAGGCCCACTGGCAAAAGCATTCTTCCACTTCAACATGCAGTTTGATTACGACCCAGAGATTAAGGGTGACCTTGATGTAAAGGCTCGTGGTACAGAAAGCTTGATGGCTAATGAAGTACGTAGCCAAAGACTAATGCAATTCTTGCAGGTAGTACAGAATCCGGTACTAGCTCCCTTTGCTAAGATGGATTACATTATCCGTGAAATTGCTAAGTCTATGGACCTTGATCCAGACAAACTAGTAAACTCTATGGGTGATGCAGCTGTACAGGCAGAGATCCTTAAGAAGTTCCAAGAAGCTAATCCACCACCAGCACCTCCACCCGGACAAGCCCCTCAGGGCGCTGGAGGGCCACCGGGAGTACAGGATACCGCTGGAGGCGGGGGTGGTAACATAGGGATTGGTACAGCCCCTCAGCCGGGAGAACAAGGCTTCTCAGGTAATACAGGACAAGGCCCAGTACAGTAATGCACAACCTTAAGCCTTTAGTAAATGACAAGCCTCTGTGGGAATCTTTTCTTGCAGAGCTTGATTCTAGATTAGCTGCTGTCCATCGGGAGATGGAACAGTCATCTTCTGCAGAAGACTTATTTAGATTACAAGGTCAGGCAGCTTGCCTTAATAAGTTTAAGTACCTAAGGGACAAAGTAAATGGCTGAAGTAGGAACTAAGACAGGCTCAAAGACTCAAGCTGGCAGAGATGTATACAAAACACCTGATGGTAAGAATGTTTCAGAAATATCTACTACTTTTGAATATAAGGGCCAGTGGATTAACGTACCCACCATACATAATGGTTATGTGTACGATGAAGAGATTCTTAAAATGATGTTAGATGCTGAGGTTATAGAGCCAACAAGTGTC